GAAGCCTTATCCTGGAGATCACGGGATCCAATTTGAGCACGTTTGAAATCATCTAATCTTTTTTAACTGTTTTTATTCTCTCTAAATTTTAATAGATATATTTATATTTGTTAACAGCGTGAACTTTATAAAATGACTATTTTTATTGAAGGTCTTGCGTTCCCATTGGGGGAAATTAACGCGAATGGATGGGGAATCCCATTTGGTGAAGCAGAGAACGCTATCAAGTCCCTAAAAACTTCAGTTGTTCGCATTTGTTCTCGTGTTGATCCACATGGATGCGACTATGTGGGCGACCCTCTATCTGAAATCGGTCATGTAATTGATGCCTGGCAAGACGGAGATAACATTGTAGCCAAAGCGGAAATTACTGATTCAATTGCAGCTCAAAAAATCGAAGACGGTACATGGAAACAGACCTGGAGTGTTTTTGCAGGATTCAACGATATTGATTCCGGGGGATGGGCTCATGGAATCGCAGTCGAATCAATCACAATAGTTAATGACCCTGCATGGGAGTCCGCACAGTGGAAGGTTGTTTCCGCATCAGCCGGTGAAAAGAAACGGCTTAGAAAGATTTCACAGTTCAAGGTTATTGCATCTCAAGAAGGTGATCCAATCACTCAAGATCTCGAAAAACGAATTAAGGAGCTTGAAACACAGCTTTCAGAAAAGGATAATCTCATCTCAGAGCTTCAGCCAAAAGCTGATTCGGTAGGCACACTGGAAACACAGGTTTCTGAACTGACAGCAAGCAAGACCAAACTTGAAAAAGAACTTGAGGAAAAGATAGCACTTGTAGCCTCTCTCGAACTTGAGAAGGCAGGATCTGTTCCTATGAAAATCGTAGAAGAAAAGATCGCAGCAGCCATTGAGAAACATGATCAGGAAGTTGCAGCAAAGAACATTCTTGCAGCTGCCCGTGAGAAGTTTGTAGCAGCCAGGAAAGAACTCGGAATCGAGACAAAGCCAGATGAATTCACCAGTCTTTCAGCTTCAGATTTCGATGCAATGACTGAAGCACTATCGGTGAAACTTTCTGCAAGTGGAACACCGAGATACCCTACAAATAACTCCAGTTCTGGATCCAGGATCCAGGTGTATGATCCAGCTACAAATTCCTACACTGAGAAGGTGATCTGATGGTCCAGCCTGGATGGAGAAAACCCACTAACAAGGTATGTCAGAATGGAGGCGGACTTGACACTGAGCAGCTGAAGGTAGGAGCTAATGCTACAGCCGCGAAGATGCTGCCCGGGATTGTAGTCATTCGAGACAGTAACGACTATTCTGTCAAGGAGTGGTCATCTGGTGGCTATATGATAGGGTACCTCTCATATGAAAACTCTCCAAAGAAACCGGAAACAATCGATAGTGCATACGCTGTCGGGGATCTTGTTGGAGTAGAAATTGGAGCAAACAGAAGGCAGCTTGCTAGACTTGCAACCTCTCAGACCATCGTGAAAGGCCAGCCTCTAAAAGTTACAACTGACGGATACCTGGCAGCGGCTACCGTGGGGACAGACGACATCGTTGCTGATGCTGAAGAGTCCGTCACTACCACTTCAAGCACTGCAAAAATCTGGGTAAGGACCAGGAAGTGAGAAAAATGACATCTAACGCGCTTCTCGATGCACTTAGGGATCAGTTCGATCCGACTATTGTACCCGTTCTCAGGGCCAATTCTATTGGCAGGCAGTTAATGCCTATCAACACAGAGCTTTCTGGAAAAGGACTCGGCGTTCTTACTGTTGAAACCCTGCAGTATGTTGCCAGATCCGGAGCAACCACGAACCTGGACATTCAGCAGGACAACTACGATACAATAGATATCAAGAGATTCCCAACCACAGTGCCGGTCCAGCAGGACGATGTCATCATCAAGTACCGCGACTGGCAGGCTTACCAGCTCAAAGGAATCCCAATTGAAAATGATGTCAGTACCGACATGACAGCAAACATTGTGAGAGAGCAGGACAAACTAATTATTGACGGCTGGAAGCCAGATGGGACTAATTATGAAATAAAGGGCATGTACAATGTCGCAGGCAACTCCGTTTCTGCCTCTGACGGAGGAACATATGGGAACCTAAAAGCAGCTGTCATTTCCGGAATTTCTCTTCTGAAAGAAGATGGCGTATATTCCAATGGGTATAACCTTTCCCTTGCTCCATTCAACTACGCGGAATTAATGGATTCTGAAAACTCAAGTGGAAAAGAGGAGTACGATGCTATTCTGAGAGCACTGAATACAAACCTCTCAACTCCAGTAGGCAGGATCTTTGAGGCTCCGGACCTTGCTGCAGGGACTGGCATGATTTCCCCGGTGGCCACTCAGGAAAACAGGAGATTCTTTGACCTGATCGAAACCCAGCCGATCATGAACAATCTCTGGTTCGCTGACGGCAATGAAAAAACCGGAGATATCAAGATGCAGCAGGTAGGAGCAATCGTTCCAAGGTTCAAGCACCTGGACCCCTCGACGATGACTGATGTTTGTATCTGCAAGATTACAGGTCTTGGAAGCAGTTAAGCGGTGATACAATGGTTCGGGTAAAAGTAAGAATCAGTCATGTTGCATTATCAGGCGAGCACAAAGTCTTCAAGAAAGGGGAAGAATTCGAATGTTCTGAAGAAATTGCCTCTAGTCTTGGGGATGATGTCATAATTCTTACTGGTTCTGAACCACCCGAACCTGAACAACCTCCTGGAAGGAAACGTAAGTAATCTCTAGGAGGCAGAAAATGGTTCTATGTTCTGTTGAAGATGTTCGAGCTTATGTAAATCCGAAATCCGTAAGCGATGCAGATATCAATGCAATTATCCAGAGGGTTTCTACAGAAGTGATGACCAAAGCGGAAGCTACGGACGAATCCAACGCTTTCCTCATCCAGGCAGGCATTCATGGCGCTGCAGCGGTCACGCTGGATCAGGCAATAATAAACGGTGAACTAGCTGCCTCTGTTGAAACTCCAGAATATAAACAACAGAACACCGGACTCATTGACAGGGTCAATTCGCATAAAAAGGAAATGGCTGGCTACATTCAAATGTATCGAGATTCGATACGAGCTGCGAATTTTGCTATTCCTTATGCACGAGTCGGGATAGGAACTGTGAATGCAGAATTACAATAAAAACAAGTCATATCCTGTAGTTACATTCTCCGGGCTGACTTAACAATATAATAATACATCAATATCCGGAGATTTTTCATTTCGATATTCCATTTCAGGAACAAGATACCATGCCTCAACCAGTCCCCCAGATATTGATTTATCGGGCGGAATGTGAAGGCCGCATGAACTGTCTAAAGAAAGATTTAAAAGAGCTGATAACACAAGAACGAAACGACAGGAGAGAAGGCGAAGTGGAAATGAGTAAGAGCATTGAGAAGGTCGACGGAAAAATGGATTCCCTCAACGCAAGGATCAATCAGGTTCTATTCGCCGTTGCTCTTGAAATGGGATTGCTCATTATTGGATACATCATGGGGAAGATCTGATATGTATTTTCCTTCAACTGTCACCAGATATCCAATCATTTCCAAAGATGCACATCATAAAGTTACATACGGCAATAGTGTCACACTCTCCTGTAAATACGCCGAGAAATCAGAAAAGGTCCAGAACCAGAACGGAGACGAAATTCTTACTTCTGCCTGGCTGATGTTCCCAGCTGGAACGGTAATTAATTTTGATGACAAGATAGTTCTGCCTAGCGGAGAGTCACAGAAAGTAGTTACAGTCCACCGCATACGGGATCACATGGGAAGAGAAGTCTGTGTAGAGGTTTACCTGGCTAAGGGGTCGATCTGAATGCCAGGTGCTGAAAAATGTCTGGCGAATCTGGCTCTCACAAAGTCAAGGTTTGAGAAGCTGGGAAGGCAGGGGCTTCTCGACTGGTGTAATGAAGTCATGAGAGAAAGTCAGGCGAAGTACTGTCCTGTGGATACCGGGAACCTCCGCAGATCCGGACGAGTTCAAGTGATGAAGGATAGTCCAGCTGAATTTCACGTGCGGCTGTCCTACACTGCTAATTACGCAATCTACGTTCATGAGATACCGATGGCTCACGATGTTGGGTCCATGAAGTATCTATCAACGCCCTTCAATTTAATGTCTTTCAGGTTAATGAAAAAACTTGAATCAGAGATGGCAGGTGCAGTATGAGTTGGATAGAAGACGTTGGGGCTTACCTGCAGGCCCAGGGGATTGGGGCTCTTGCAACTGACATTTTCTATACAAAATTCCCTGCACAACCTCACAACTGCATTATTCTCATAGGTCAAGCTGGGCAGAGCACGAAGACTACTCTCAGAAAAACTATGACTCTTGAAAGGCCCGAGCTCGGGATAAGAGTCAGGAATCAAGATGATGAAACTGCTGATGCAAAAGCAAAGGCGATTTATGACCTTCTTAATTTGATGTTCAACACTACTCTTGGATCCACGCGGTTCAAGAGCATCAGAGCAATTGCTCCCCATTTTTATGTCGGCCAAGACAAAAACGAAAACTTCCTCTATTCAATTAATTTCTCGCTTGAAATTGGCTAAAAACGGACTGATACCATGGTAAAAGAACACATCGACACGACCGAAAGCACAATCAAAATAGATGGAACTGTTATTGACGGGGTTACTCCTGGAAGTCTACCGTTTCCGAAACCTTCCCGGGATACCAAAGATGTCACTACAATGAAGGACACGGTCCGGAAGAAAGGTCTGAAGATTCTTGACCCGGGATCTGCTTCATTCTCGGGTATTGCCATTCCTGGGGATCCTGGGCAGATAGCTCTGAAAGCTGCATCAAATGACATGAAAGAACATACTTTTACAATTGAGATTGCAGAATCTGGACAGATCTTTGAGTATCAGGCATACGTTTCGACGGATTATCCTTCGGAAGAGGATGAGAACACCCTGTACTTCAATTGCGATCTCGAGGTTACTGGTGGGTTTGTGGAATCCACCACATTTGCAAGTATTACCTCGATCGAAGGAGCTGGAGTGGGGATCACATATTCTCCAAGCACTGCAAACACGGCTCTCCCTGCAGCAGCGAATGACGTCATTTTCAAAGAGCCCACCGGAATCACAACAGATACAGTCGAGGTCACAGCTGCGGCAGCCTCCTATATCGGCATCTCTTATGACGGTGGAAAGACCTGGACCAAGCTCACAAGCGGAACACCTGCAACAATCCCTTCTACTATCTGGCCTGCAGCTGGAGGGCTTTCTAAAGCTCTAATCATGGTTAAGGAGGATGGGAAGGCTACCCGGTTTGTGAATCTGTTTATCGCAAGGGCTTAAGGTGATCTTGCATGGTTGGGCGAGAAGTTGAGGTCCTTCCTGGGAAGGACTTGCTCTTCACGTGGAAGGGCAAAAGGAAACTGTTTGATTTGGTAGGAGCGAGGACTGAAAGACAGTTTGCTGTGAAAATGGGCGAGCTTGCAAAAAATGATGGTCTCGATGACGAGCTGTTTGCAGAAATGTATTACATAGGACTCAATTGGAGAAAAGACGGCCCAGTAATTCCTCGTGAAGAGGTGGCAGACATCATTGAGGAATTCTGCCAAGTCAATGGTTTTGGTAGTAATGAAGTCCGTGACAAGCTCATTGATGCGTTTTGTGAGTCTGGCATCTATGACAAGTCTGTAATCATGGCTAGCCGGAAGCTTCAGACACAAATTACCGAAGATAAGCTCCGTGAACTCACACAAAAAACGGATTCAGGGAAGTCTGATACGGGGGAACCTGGGCAGACCTCGACATTGACGAACTGATTGAGCGAGTTCAGAGGCTGTTCTATCAGCTTTGTGACAAGGAGCCTCCAGAGTTTTGGCACTACACTCCTGCAGAAACATCTCAGATGATTGATGTCCGGATCAAAGATCGTGAATTGCAGGACAAAATCGAGCTTGTGAGAAGAGCAGATCTCAAATGTGGGATGATGAACGCGGCTATCAGTCCGTATCTGAAGAAAGGCGAGAAGTTTCCTTACAGAATTGAAGAGTTTCTTCCGAAGGACATGCGTCCAAAAAAGGAAAAGGTCTCCGAAGCTGAGAAATCAAAACGTTGGGCTGCTGCTGGTGCTGCCATGATGAAAGTAGTCAGAGAACATGAGAAAGAGACAGGAGTGAGGGTATAATATGGGGCTGGTGGGGGAAGTATGGGCAGATGCAGGGCTTCATGTTGATAAGGCGAGTTTTGCTGAATACGCTTCGATGCTAAAGCAGGCAGAAGGGCAAATTGGGGATATGTCCTCAAGTATGCAGCTAGCTATGACCTCGGCTTTCACAATCCCTGCAGCAGCAGTCGCCGGGATAGCTGCTTACGGGACTACAATTGCAGCCTCTTATGAAGATGCTAATCTTACTCTCAAAACCCTCTATGGTAGTCAGGAAGCTGCCCAAGAAAAGTTTCAATGGTTGCAAAGTTTTGCTGCAACTACCCCTTTTGAGTTTCCTGAACTACTCGAAGCTGCAACTCGACTGAAAGCCTACGGCATGGATGTGGAGCAGTACGGAAGGACGCTCGGAGACACTGCTGCGGGAATGGGAAAGCCGATAATGGACGTTGTCGAGGCCATTGCTGACGCTCAATCTGGTGAATTTGAGAGGATGAAAGAATTCGGCATCAAGGCAGTTGAAATCACACAGAAAAACTATGCACAATTAGGGGCTTCGATTCAGGACGCAGGCAAGACAGCTCTTACTTATATGGATCAGAATGGTCAGCAACAGGTAGCCGTGGTGGATCGAAACAATAGAGAAATGATCACATCCACGATTCAGGCCATCTGGAACGACAAGTACGCTGGAGCTATGGAAGAGAGGTCAAAGTCCTTCAATGGGATGCTGTCCACCATCAAGGATAACCTCAAGGCCGGTCTTGCTGATATGGTCGGCTTTGATATGTCAACAGCGACCATAGAGAGCGGTAGCCTTCTAGGTGTTCTCAAAGAGCTTGCCGGTGTCGCTCTAACTGTATCAGGCGCGTTTTCAAACATGCCTGAACCCATGCAGACATTTGTTTTAGTCGCTGCTTTAGGTGGAGCTGCTGCACTTGCTCTCGGGGCTGGCTTTGTGGCTGCAAGTGCTGCGGGAATTACAGCAACTGGAGTTATGGCAGCGTTAGGCATTGCTGTCAATACTGTTATTTGGCCTGCTACCCTCATTGTAGGAACTCTTGCTCTTGTTGCCGCCGGTCTTGTTTATCTTGAAGAAAAAACAGGCCTTGTTAGTGCTGCATGGCAGACATTGAAAGATGTATTCACTATTGCAGCTGATTATGTTGGTCAGGTCATAGGCTGGCTTCACGATTGGATTGCGCAGAAAATAGATGGCATCAAAACAGCTCTTGGTGATATGATTCCGGACTCATTTGTTTCCGGAGTTACGACGATCTGGAATACAGTCACTTCTGTTATCGGTGGAGCTGGGGACACTATACATCAAAAAGCAGAAGGGATTCGTCAAGACCACAATAATGTTGGATCTTCGGCAGACTCAGCCAAGAACGTTGTCGCGAACTCCCTCGGACAAATGCAAAACGTATATGGCACAACTGGAGCTGCTGCTGAACAGATGGGAATAAAAACAGATACTGCTACAGGACAAATGGTAGGGGGATTTAATGTGGCAGGAGGAGCAGCCACAGCAATGGGAGGAAATGTTGCAGGTACTGTACCAGCCGTTAATTCTCTTACTGGTGCAGTGGGGGGGGCAACTTCAGCAAATCAGTCTTATGCGGCGTCGTTTGTGAACGTTTCCAATATGGCAAGTGAGGCGGCGAGTGCTGCAATTTCTGCTGCAAATAGGATAGGGTCCGCTATAAAGACAAGCATTTCACAGGTTGGTGAACTCGAAGCTCTTGCTGGGAAGTGGAATACAAGAGCAAAACCTGGTGTTACTTCCTCTGGAGGATCGGGGACTGGTGAAGGCAATGTTAAGGTCGTGACCCCTGCAAACATGATGACTGCTTCCGAAGTCAAATCAAGACAGGCAAACCAGACAGTCTATAACAACAATGTAAAAATCCAGAATAACTATGAAGCTTCCAAGTCGAGTACAGCAAGCGTAAAAAGAGCAACAGGCGGTTAATCTCTCTGAATTTTTCTAAATAAATTATCGATCCTCTAATTAAAAAACGGACTGATGCAACATGGCGGGAGAAACACGATATGTAACCTGGTCAGGAGGGCCTTCAGGTACTTATGTAACAGATGGTACAGATGATCAGGCAGAGATAAATCAGGCACTTGCATGGGCGAGCGCGAATCCCGGCAATACAGTATACCTCCGAGGTCCACATACCTACAATATATCGAATCTACTCTTAATGGGGTCTAACACGGTCTTAACCGGAGATTCTACCGCAATTATCAGGCTCGAAAATACCTGTATGTGGTCATCTGGGATCCCTGTGATCGGTCAGCTTGGATCCGGAGGGACTTATGCTCCAGGGACAAGGACAACAAATGTAGAAATTTATGGGTTCCAGATTGACGCGAACGAGGCTAACCTTACACACCTTGGAGTTTTTGACGGGGACTTAGAAAGAAAGTGGGGGAAGGGGTTCTACAACATAATATATTTCAAAGGTGTGGCTGGCTCTCCGGTAGAAAATATCAATGTCCACCACATGACTCTTCATGATGGAATGGGTGATGGGGTCCGCATTAACTATGGGAAAACGGTCAGGGTCCACGATAACACAATGTGGAATCTTCAGCACTCATCGGTTTTCTTGATTGATGTTGACGGTATAGAAGTCAATTCCAACGACATTCAGGCAATTACAAATGCAGGAGTCCGTTGTGATAACTGCCGGGAAGGCAGAATCCATGACAACAATATAAGAGACTGGACTGGAGCTTCAAGCGCACCAGCTCTTGGAGAACACGGGGTTCAGATCGGGAATGAGCCTGCAAGCTCTGGTCATACTGCCCTCACAAATAACATCAACGTCTTCAATAACACAATAAATGTAGGCGGGGCAGGGATTGAGATCGAAGATTACCTGAAGACCGCAGGAACCAACCCTCAGAACATCTACATCTATAATAACAAGATACATGGATGCGGTCAGACTACTTGGGCGAATTACTTCTGTGGAATCTCAGTATATTCCTGGGGTAACGGCGTAAAAGTAGAATATAACACAATTTCAGGCAACTACAGAGCAGGAATTCTTGTTTCAGGAGCTATTGCAAGCGGAGTTACAGCCACAGTAAAGAACAACAACATTACTGGAACTGTAGCAAGCACAGACGGTGGGTATGGTATATGGAATAAAGTCCCTACAACTTTCTCAGTTGTTGCAGAGAACAACTATCTCAATAGCAATGTGTCAGGAAACTATCTTGGGGTTACTCCGGTATCAACTTCAGCCAGCCCGATTTCAGGGGCACTTCCAGGTGACAGGACAGATACCGACGATTCAACCCCAGATACTCAACCTGGAACTTATCTTCCCCCTGCACTGAGCATAATCACTGATGAGGAAGAATATTTTGAGAGAATCCCCTTCAATGGGTATATTAATGGTATAGAGTTTTTCTGGCAGAAGTTCAGCGGGCAGGGCGGAAAGGTAGTAGCTCAAGCCAAAAGCCCCTCAGTGGCTGGCTGGAACTTGTCAGACCTTGATATGGAGGGGTCTGTAACAGTTTTTGACTGTCTTGCTTTCACGATTGCTGACATGAACAAAGTCCTTGCTTCTTTCTATCGGCGAGGGAAATCCATAATTGAATTAGGCGGTCCTTACGAGGGGTACAGGATTACCGGATCTGGGGAATCTCACGACTCAAAAATACTAATGACAGACGATATCCCTGACGAAGCTCACCCGTATACATTGACCTTCCTTTCGGAAAAACCCTATATGGAGAGTGTTCGGAAAAGGGTCCGGAGCAGGTACATTTATAACTCCATGCTCTTTTCGAGTGATGACTGCTATGCTGGAAACATTGTTAGAAACCCATCTTTTGAGGAATGGGAAGCAAACTCTTCCTTAATTTGGGAATCAAAAAATGCCGTCGCTGCTAATGAATGGCGTCGTGTCCGGCACTCCCCTGAACTGAATCAGTACTGTGCAATAGCCGCAACCGGGACCCCAAACACCCTGATAATGATATCTCCTGATGGAGAAACCTGGGCAGTTCCTTCAGGGCTTCCAGCAAACGCTAACAATCAATGGCGTGGTCTGGTCTGGTGTCCGGAGTGGGGTATTTGGGTAATCACTTCTATTACCGGGACAGGAAATAGGTGTGCAATCTCTCCCGATGGTCAAACGTGGACCGCAAAAACAACCCCAGTAGATAACTCGTGGGGCGATGCTCTCTGGATACCGCCGAATGATACCCTGACCACAGGCAGAGTAATTTGTTTCGCATATGGAGGGACCACAGCCAGAATAATGTACTCTGATGATCAGTGTGCAAACTGGACCACCGTAGTAACTCCTGCAGGGTCTGAGTCTAATAACTGGCTGAGTTCAGCTTATTCTCCTGGACTGCATAGGATAGTTGTTGTTGCTTATGGAGGATCTGCGACTTACAGGGTAATGACCTCTGATGACTACGGAGCAACTTGGACTCTACGGACCTGCCCGGCTCAGAAATGGACTTCTGTAGTTTGGGCTGATACTCTCGGTCTGTTCGTTGTCTGTTCTGAGGACGGAACTCAGCAGATAATGACCAGTCCCGATGGGATTACCTGGACTTTAAGGGACACTCCTTATAGTTCAAGTATAACCACCGGGACACCAGAATCCATCGTAAATACCCTGGCTGCTGATACTGCAGTAGGATATAACTATACAACTCCCACAAACGATTACTATTCAAATTATAACCCGATGTATTCAGTAACCCTCCCGGCTCTCTCGGACAATCATATATATAGAATAGATAATGTCCGATGTAAGCTCAGAGCTGTAAGTTCGGGTCCGACTGCTTCTCTTATAGTAACCTATCAGATTGGAGCAGGGGCTGAAACTCAGATAGTTGAATGGACCGAGACATCCACAACTTATGTTCCCAAATCTCTGAATGTAGCAATCGAAGTACCGACAGGACAGACTCTTACCATAAGGTACAGGCTCAAGACTTCTAACACTGCAATAAGGGCTGGAACAACGGAGATGGGTTATACTGTTGTTGAGTTGACTGCAGGCGGTACTTCAATTACTTATGAAAGAAATCAGTGGCGCGATCTGGTCTGGGCGAACCCGCTGGGGCTCCTTGTTTGTGTGTCTCAGGACACTACAGAGAATAAGGTAATCTATTCCCATGACGCGGTTAACTGGCAGATGATTGATCCTTCAGAAGCTTCCGGGTGGGTTTCGATCGATTTTTCAGGAGAACAGCAGAAATTTGTTGCCGTTGCGACTACCGGAACGAACAGGGTTATGGTTTCCGACTCTTACGGGTCCTTCGACAACACTGCACCTAAAAACTGGGTTTTCTACTCTCCTGGCCAGGGAAGGAGTACCGAGCATGTTGTAGATGGTCGATACTCCTTGAAAATAGAAGGGGATGGGACAAGCCCGACTCCAGGGCAGACCTATCAAACTCTTACCTTCAACTCTATACAGGATGCAGGTTCAAGGTATGTTTTGTCCGCCAGAGGGATGGTCGAAGGACTTACTCGAGGCAATTTTAAAGTTGCTTTGATGTCTGGCGCATCAATCATAAAAGAGCTGATTTGGGATGTAAATGAGGATTGGAGCCAGAAACAGATTTACTTCCGATTTGACACCATCCCTACATCGGTTTCCCTCTGGGTTATGGGTACGGGCATTCCAAATGCAGGAGCAATTTTCCACTGTGATGATATTGTCTGCGCCAAGGAATCCGACTTTGAGCTTGCAGAAAGCGGCTCTGACATCCTTACAAACGGGACCTATGATATTGTACCTAATGTCATAGTGAGGGGAGTAGGGGCAGACATAACAACATCCTCCCCCTCAACAGGTAGGGTAATAACAGGGGCATCCCCAACAGATTATGTATACAGTTCCGCCGCAACGGCTTACTCGACAGCCCCAACAAGCCTGGAGTGGACTGTAACACTACCAGCACTTACAGGGAACTCTTATTATAGAATAGATGAGTTTGCCGCCAAATTAATGAGTGCGCTGTCAACAGTCACCGCTTACCTCAAGGTAACTGTGAAGGCAAACAGCCTGTACTCTGGGGTAGAAACTACAATCATTGAATGGACCACCACTTCAACTTCCTATCAGAATAAGAGCTATGTTCTGCCTTACCGGCTGGTCACTGCTCCTGGAGAATCCTTACAAATCCGGTTCTACCTCAAAACCTCAAACTCTACCCGTAGAGCTTACGCAACGGACTTCTCGTATAAGCTGACTGAGATGCTTGACGGTGTAACTGTTTCAACCTCTAGTCTTTCTCTCTATAACTCTGCCGATCCTAGCAGGGTCCTGAAGTGCTGTAATAGACTTCCTCAGGGTTACATGGTGGAAATCCGGAACGATGGAACCGGGGCGTACAGGTACGTTGAAAACTTTGTGGATGGCGCATATCTTAACAATGCCTATGCTATTACTGGCGGTGTCGTCAGGAATGCCACAGCTCAAACTCTGATTATGCCAGTTGGAAGTTCTATTATCTTCATGTTTGACACTCTGTATCCCGTTACCGGGATCCCTTTCATCAAACTCTATGTCATCAGTGGAATTCCTCAGATTTCAATAGCCGATGCGAGCGGTTCAGGGGGAGCCCCAGGTACTTTCTATCCTGTAGATGGCAACACAACTGTAGGGGTCACGAATGCTGAAGTTCAGAGGGAGCTAGACAACGCGGTAAATCTCCGGCTTAGGGGAAAGACAAAGTATTATGTAAAAATTGAACCACACGCATCGGAGTCCTGTGAGTTCGGTCAACTGTTAGAATATGCGACCCTTGACACGATGGATGCAGAACGGTTCTTCATCTATGCCACTGGGAAAGCCAATACTATAGGTGCAACTGTTGGGTCGGATGGGGCTGGAAAATGCTCAATGGTAGCTACGCTTGAAATCAGGGATGCAAATATTCTCCCATGAAAGGGGGGAGGAGGAACATGATCCGCATAATCGATGTTCGTCTGATCATTGAAAAATATGATACACATGAGAAATATTATCCTAAAGTGGTAAGGTTTGACTGTGTAGATGAGTACCCTTTCACAAACGTGCCACAGGCAACAATAGAAATAATCCCTAATTCAAGTTCGGGCAATCCGGAATCCGTTTCCCATGTAGAGTTTGATGACATCGTAAGGTTGCAGATTTCAATTCGGTATTATCGGAACGAAAAACATCTATGGGTTGACCTCTTCGAGGGCAGGATTGAAAACCAGAGTAAGGAACTGAGCCGAAATAATACTATTCAGCTAAATTGCGTTGGACATCTTGTAGAGTCACAATATGCTCTTCTTACGGCAGATAAGACATATACAAATGTGGATGCAACCGTCATTCTACAGGAGCTTGTTTCAAGCAGACTGAGCCGGATAGCTTACTCGAGTACTCATGCAGAATCGGGCCTTATAATTCCAGAGTACAACGCAAAGGCACAGCAAGTATATATGTCAGATGTCTTTGCCGAGATGGAAAAAGTTTCCGGGTACAAGAGAATAATTGATGTCAAGCCTACCTATACAGCTGGAGGAAATCTCAGCACTTGCTATCTTACCTGGAAGCAGTTTTCCACCACCCCAACAGATAAGTACAAGGCGATTGAAGGGACAAACCGACTGCTTTCTGCCACCTTTGATGTCATTGGGGAGGAAGTAAGGACTTTCCGATATGTGAAAGGAGGAACGGACGCGGCCACTAATACTCAATATTCAGGAAATGCTTCTGATGCTGCCGCGATTGCTAAGTATGGTAACAGGTATGCAGTTGACACTTTCGCATGGATCAAGAGCAATTCCTTATGTACTACAATAGCCAGCGGACTTGTGACTGATTCAAAGCTTCCTTATGTTGCAGGCCAGGTAGTTCTTGAAGGAACACCTGATGCGAAAAAAGGAGATCTTGTGACAGTGAAGATCCCGAGCCTTGAAGTTAATGGCCTCTCGGTTTCAGGCAACTATGCAGTCCACAGAGTCAGACACGCCCTCACAGAGCAGGGGTACAAGACAACTCTGGACCTCGAGAAGATTAAGAAAAATGAGTATGACTACATAATGAAGAATATCACCCAAAAGGTCAATACCTGTTATAAGAACCAGGTAAAGTAAACTACCACTCGACTCGAGGGGTTTTAAGCTTCTTCCTATAAAACTCATTTTTTTAAATAGTTAACAGTGTTAACAATTAATATACAAAATCCCCTAATTATATAATAATGTCACCATCAATTACTGTCCCGACTTCTATAGACTCCTCTTCAAAGCTTCAGACGCTCATCAACAACACAGGGAACGTTCCTTCAGAATTTGTTTTTTCAGAAGACAACGAAATTGAAGTGAGTTCCCTGATTCGTTTTTTCGATTATACAAAGATTTCAGGAAACGGTGTAACTTTCCGACTGAAGGATAACGCTCCGAACTTCGGTCTTCAGGTCCCGGTCATCGGGCAAAAGGGGGCTTCGATAACAGGACTGGAAATTGAAGGTCTTGTCTACGATGGGAACTACGCAAACCAGGGCAACACTCCAAACGATCATGGAGTAGGATACGGAAACCTGTTTGGATTCTCGAACATCACAAACTCTGTTTTCAGGAATATCCAGATAGATAGGAACGAGGGCGACGGATGGAGGCTGAACGGCGGTACAAATCTTGTCTTTGACCATTGCTCCGGAGCAGAGGGGGGGCATGACTGGCTGCACCTCTATAAGTGCTCAGGTGCCGTCGTACAGGATTGCTCCGTTGAGATCAGAGCCAACAATGCTGTCAGGGTCAGGTCCTCCTCGGATGTCCTGATAGACAGCTGCAAGTTTTCAGACATCACAAAAAATGCCTGGGCTCCACCTGTGCAGCTTGAGAATCTCCTGGATGGGACAAAATGCACGAAAGTAGAAATGAAAAATTGCCTAATCCATGACATTAAAGGACCTGGTGTCTGGGGCATAGCAAGCGTGCCTCTTGGAAATGCAGCTGGAGTTCACATTCACCATAATACCTTCCGAAACTGCGGTATGATGGACAAAGGGAACGGGATCCCTGGAGTGGGTGGAACAGTGTTCGATGGTTTCACGGATGTCATAATCGAGAACAATATCTTTGATTCGTGCTACGGAAATGCAGTGAGTTTTGACAACTATATCGGTAAGGGTGGTGTCAGGGGCTGCAAAGCTATTGTCAGGAAGAACTCTATCTCCAACACAAAGAAGGCCTTCTACGCAGGGGCAGTTTCAGGATATGGAATTGCTAACGTCCTTGGTAAGGATTACTACACTGTAGAAGCTTCGGGGAACGTTTTCCAGAACAATGTATCTGGAAACTATTATGGGGCAATCAATATATCCAACAAGGTCGATGAACCCAAAGAAGAACCAACTGAGAAACCAGCTTTTGTGATTATTTCTTGTAGTGATGAAGATGTTACTGCAATTCAGAACGTGTTGCCAGAAAAACAGATTTTCAGGAGAAAATGACCATGCCTGTAATAGACGGTATTTTTTCGACGATATATACGAACGTAGACCTTTCAAGTGAAAGGGAAATGCAGAAAAAAGTAACCATCCCTGCAGAGATGGGTAAGCGGATCAAGATTGAAAAGCTGTCTATACTCTTCCAGGTTGCAGCTGCAGGAGTTGAAGGCACATGTATAGTCACTGCCGAAGTTGGAGGAAAACAGGAAGAACTGGCAACATTTGTAACAAAGAGTACATCATACGAAGAGCAGGCCAAGACAGTGGACTTCACTGCAGGACCAAGTCAGCCCGTAACCCTCAGATGGTATCTGAAAACAACGGGGCCTGCACGCTCAAGGATGAGGGATGTAGCATACACCTTTTCTTATGTAGGTCCTGAACAGCCGAGTGTCCCGGCAGGTCCGGAGCCTGAGCAACCTGCAGAGCCTGTAGAAACAACTGAGCCTGTAGAAACAACTGAGCCTGCAACTATAATGATTATGTGTGATTCACGCACAGATGCAGAAATTCTCGCGGGAACCATTAAGGCCAGTGTTGGGGACAGGCCAATTTCAATCTGGGGACAACTCGTATAGATCAATGCTTGTGGAGATCAAGAGACAGAACAGCCGAGTGTCCCTGCGGGTCCGGAGCCTGAGCAACCTGTAGAGCCTGAGCAACCATCCGAAAACTATTCAATCGAGGCGGTTGGGGCAGATGGAATCAAGAGATTCTATGAGGGCGCTAATGCCTCAGAACTGAACGAGGCCCTCAGCTATTCCGGGATAATCTCTCTCAAAAAGGATGTTGTCTATAACATTGACGAGAGCCTGCTGTTCAGGAGCAATACAGTCTTGGAAGGGAATGGAGCTATTCTGAAGCTCGCCAAGGGCCTTCCTTCATGGGGCTACAGGGGCTGCCCTATTCGTGAAGAAAAGGCAATGCTCATGGTATATAAGAACTCCGCAAGCAAAGTAGTACTGAAGAACCTCACTATAGATGGAAGTCAAAGCGATTACTATCCTGATGTCAGACTCGGGACTTTGCTGTATAACATGGCAACACTGATCGGCTTGGATGGCTTCACGGTTGAAAATTGCACGTTCAAGAATGGATGTAATGATGCGCTGCTTTTCAGTGACTGCAAGAACGTCACAATAGACAACCTCACTGTAAACAAGTGTGGGCATGACGGAGTAGCTACCTACTACGTGGAAAATATTTCAGTGAAGAACTCCACATTCATTAACAGGACAAACTCTTCATGCCGGTTCTACAATGTAACAAAAGGAGAGTTCTTGAACAATAAATGCTCGACGGCCGGAGGAGGTCATACGGGTCTGCAACTGCAGGGTGCTCTCAAGGATATCTTGGTATCTGATAATTACATCAGAGGGCTACCATACCCAGGGATCCGGGCGATAGAAGCCAAGATGTCAAATGTAATTATCGAGGACAATATAATTGAAAAATGCAAGTCTCCTGGAATCTATGCTCCAGGAGCGACCATAAGGAACAATACCATCAGATGAGCCTGCACAGGTTTATCTTTTTTCCTCTTTTTTTCTGTCAATTACGGAACGATAGGTGTTAATATGGCATTAACATCTTATTAATATGATAACATGGTTCAAGCTATTATAAACATTGATGACCGCACTAACCGGGTTTTGAATATTATCAAGGCAAAATACGGTTTAAAGAATAAAAGCGCAGCTATCGAACACATGGCATATGAGTATGAAGAAGAGATTTTAGAGCCAGAGTTAAAACCTGAATATATTGAAAAACTGAAAAGAATAGAAAAGCAAAAAACAATAGGGCCTTTTGATACGGTTGAGGAATTGAAAGCACATATTTGCAGTTTACGATAAACAAAGGAGAAAGCCCACGATCTTTAGTCGTGGGAGTATGTCAGACTTCATCTAACATACTTCTAATTTCGTCGTTCCTCATGATCATCTCAATTACATGCATCAACTTTTCCTGAGAGGTTTGAGCCTCTTGCATTGCATCCAAGTTCAAAGGAAGGCCACATTGAACACAGAACGAAGATGTGGGGCCGTTATCTTTCTTGCATCTGGGGCACGTTATGCTCATGAGTTCAGGAAGAACATCTTCCTTTTTCTTTTTTCCATAGATTCCCAGGATAGCATCATCAATCTGTTTTCCGGAAAGATGGACATATGTTCCTGACATTTTCGAGCCGTGAATCCATCCGAAGTTCATCTCCATCTGAGCCTCGGTGAGATGTTGTGCATACATGGTAGCTCTGGAGTGTCTGAACAGATGTGGGTGTACTCTTTTTTCCATCCCTATTTTTTTTGCTGCTTTCTTGATCATCTGGTCTATGGCACTGTGCCTCATTTGTTTTCCTTTGTTTGGTCCGGACACGTTCACAAAGACATATGCTTCCTTGTCTTGTTTTAGTGGATGATAGTCCAACCAGTCTGCGATTGCTGACATCGAAAACATCAACCGTACTCTGCGAGCTCCGGTCTTACCTGTGACATTGATAATCCCCCCGTACTCATCGAAAATAATGTTCTTGATCCTGAGGTCCCCGATCTCCCCTACCCGACAACCACTATCAAACAGAACGGAAATGAGTGCCTTGTCCCTTGGATTGTCCACTGCCTCTATGAGCATCTTTACTTCGTCTTCAGTGAAGAGGTCCTCTGGGAGTTTCTTAGAACTTAGCTTGACACTTGTCTTCACCCAGGAGGCAGCATTCTGCTCTCCCTGGAGGTATCTGAAAAATTTTTTCAATATGCTTTTGTTGTGCTGCTTTGATGATTCTGCAAGATCAGATCTCTCGATCCCTGCTACAATTACCTGGACATCAGTCCTTGTCATTTCCTTGAAGGGTTTTGTAGTGGCAAGAGCATAGCGGTGCAAGGTAGTGATACAATCCAGGATTCGTAGAGCTCCGATCCCCTGGGCATATAAGTAATTTTCAAAATCCAATATTGCAGTTTTGTTATCTTCCAGATATGTAGCAGCTCTGATTTTGTTCTCTGTTCTCGGCAACCGAACGTAAATGTCTTTATCATGTATTCCCATATAGTATTACTCCAGGTAAAACGAGAATATAAACAGTCAGCAAGCGGACTGAAAATAAACATGAATTTCAACTGGTAAGCTTTATTTATACCATGAATTCCATACTCATAAGCAGGAGGGAATAACAATTACCGAAGAACTTAGTCACGATAACCTTTCCCATTTGATTGAACACTGGATCGAACATAACGAAAGCCACATACAGAGTTT